GCAATCCTAGCTCTCATTTGTGCAATATCCTCTGTACTGTTTATCCTATCTTGGCCTAATTGAAATTGTTGCTGTTGCCGTTGTTGATCCAAAGCTAACTTCCTCTGGTCTGTTTGCTGGTCAGCCAACATTTCCTGTTCACGCAATGCTAACTCTTGTTGCTTGATCTTGACAAGTGGGTCTTCCTCTTGTGCTGGTGGCATCGATTGCTGGAACTGTGCAATTAATTGTGCTTGCGTTTGAGCAATCATACCCTCTACTTGTTCTGGTGAAACTTGTTGTCCTTGCATTTGTTGCTGTACAACTATCCTAGCTTTTAAACCAAGGTGTTCGTAAATATGTTTTTCAAGTAATATAGCTACAGGTGGTTGCATTTGAGCAACCCTACTATTGATATATGCTAAATGCACTGCGATATGAGCATCGTGGTCTTGTTCTGGGTAAGCTTGTAATTTACCCTGCCCATTAGCCACATTACTCGTTTCCATATTCTCCATTGTTGGATCCATAGGGCGTTGCTCAGGTTCAGGTTTTAATATTTGATCAATATTATTTACACCTAAAGCCTCATACACTCGGTGATATGCTTCATACAAATTGTGCATATCAGGCGCAGCAACCGCTAATTTGAGTTGTTCTTGTGCTAATACAACCCTTTGTGACATACTAAAAATATTTGGGTCACTTACTGGCAGAATATCTATCCTACCATCAAAATCTTGAGCTTTTATTTGTGCATCTGCTCCTGCATTGTATGGATAAGGCCGTGGATCTTGTGCAAACAACGCACCTAACATTTTTAATTCTTGTTTTAATGACGCATGTAATCGTTTATGCACTGCAGAAACTATACGGCTACCTCTTTCAAGTAGCGCAATAGTTGTACCAACAGGCATTTCTTGGCTACCCTGACCAACACCCATATCAGTCGTACCAATAAACCGTTGTGCGGCATCAACAACAAAACCCATTAACTGAAACAGCGTTCCACTAGGCTCTTTATACGGTAATGGCATTAAAGATGCTTTTAAATCACCTCCTGGAACATCAACATCCCTAAATTCTCCTGGATTAAGTGGGCTTTGCTCATCTGCAATCCGCAAACCACGAGCTTTAAATCCTGCTGGCATATTTGCCAATGTGCCAGAGTCAATTAACTGGCGTAAATTAGCTGTTGCTGTTCTAGATAAATTACCAAGCAGATGTATTAGACCAAAACCGTAAAAACCTAATCCTGGAGTAAATTTATATTGCACAAAATGCTGAATTTTATCTTTATTTGGGTCATTTTGTAAGTAATTACGCCTAATTGACAATACTTCGCCTGTATCTTTACATACTGTTACGATATATGGCAGTTTTAACCCTGTACTTTCGCCATCATCACCCTTATCTGTGTACTCTTCTAGGTCTAAGAAACAATGACATTCAAGTAATGTAAATTGTTCATCATTATATGCAGGGCTTACACCCTCAATATCATCATAAGCTGTCTGCACATCATCTGTTTCTGGCGATGCACTGCTCTCACTATCCATTTCCATGTAAAAACCAGATAATTGTAGCTTTTTTAACTCATTTTTTGACATTTTTATCACATGAGTTATCCGCTCTGCAGATTGTAAATCAGTAGCAATGTACGGAACAATCACATCTTCAGCTGGCACAAACTTACTTACTGGCCTATCTAGCATTTCATCGCGGTAAATTTTCTTAAATGCACTCCCTGCTAACCCTAAGTAATACAACATCTGGTCAAACTCAGGTTCATACTCTTCCATCTCATACATTATTTGATAATTCATGTATGTTTGTACTCGTTGGGCTTGTTGTTCTGTTTCTGGTGTTGGCACTCCAATAATATTTGCTCGTACTGGCCCTTGGCTTGGCAACATTTCTTTATACGCTGATGCCTGAAACTGTGTAACAGCCTCATTTAATAATGGATGTATTACACCAGTAGCACCCTCAAACGGCTCAGTACGTGTTTCATACCGCATACCAAGCAAATCTAATCCTTTAATATAAGTATCTTCCCAATCACTACGGCTACTTTTATCTTCTTCTACTGTAGATGTAACATAACTCGCAACTTCAGCTAATGTGGTATCTTTTAAACCTTCCGCTAAATTATCGTAAAAATTTGCAGGCTCCTCACCAAATACCTGCTCATCCATACCTGCGGTTATTTCTACACCGCCATCATCATCTTCTACGATTTCTATCTCACCTTGGAAAAAATCATTCTCTTGGTCCAGCAAATCCTCTTCTTCAAAACTTAAATCAGAAACTGGTGCCTGTATTAAAGCGCGATCTACATTGTTTGCTTTAGGAGATAATGCCATTAATAGTAACTCCTTACTCTTGGGGGTGCCTCTTCATCTTCATAATCTTCTGGGTGCTGTATAAAACCACCCTCTCTAAATCTTCGCAACGCCTGTGTTACCGTATCAACATAATCATCATGCTCTCCAGCAGGAAACGCCGCACACTCCTCAATCACCTCTTCCGACCAACGAGTATCTGGCGCCCATACTAATCCTGATTCGAGTAATGGTGCAATAGAATTTACTCGCGTATATTTATCATTACCTCTAGAAGGACTATAATTCTGCACCGGAATACCCATATTCCGCAACTCTTGTGTTAATGGCATACCCGAAGCTTTTGCCTCAATTAAAACACATTCCGGATCCCAATACTTATATTCCTCTAATGCTTTACGTCGTAACTCAGGAAAATCCCACCTACCCCTCTGGGCATCAACAAGTAATATATTTGCTGGCGCTCCATCATACGGATAAAATACTCCCCACGTTGTTATAGCACTGTAATCCGCTGACTCCTTTTTACTATAAGCTGTATCATAAGATTGCATTACATAATCTAAATGCGGTATCTCCTCTTTCTCCCACTCCTGCCACCAATCACGTTTAAGTATCGCAGCTCCCTCACTCGTCGGGTTTTGCTGCCACTGCGCTTCCCACTTACCTACCGATAAACTTCCCTTAACCGCTAATAAATCTTCCTTCTTCCAATACTCAGGCCATAATGGTTCATTCGACTCTGGCATTAATGCAGGAAACTCAACAACTTCCCACTTATCTGCTAATATATCTCGCGCCTGCTGACGTAACAGCTTACCTGTTAAATCATTCTCAGCCCAACGAGTCATAATAATTACTATACTCCCTCCAGGCTGTAATCGTTGACGGGGGCCAGATGTATACCACTCATAAGCATGTTCTAATGCTGTAGGCGATAACGCATCTTGTTCAGAATGAGGGTCATCAATAATTAATAAATCCGCACCACGGCCCGTCACCGCTCCACCAACTCCAGCCGCAAAATATTCACCACCCTTTGATGTCTCCCATCTACCAGCAGCTTGGCTATCTGCTCGTAACTCAACATCAAATATACCTCGATACTCATCAGTATTCATTAAATTTCTTGTTTTACGTCCAAACCTAAATGCTAACTCTGCCGTATGCGTTGTCTGCATAATCTTTAATGTTGGCTTCCTACCCATTAACCACGAAGGCAATAAATAACTACCAAACTCACTCTTCGTATGTCGGGGGGGCATATTCACAATTAACCGTTTTAAATCACCAGAAGCTAATCGGTTAAACTTCTCTGCCATTATTCCATGGTGGCGTCCATTTACAAACTCAGGCCATACCATCTGGCAATACGTCATAAAATCACTACGCGCTGACTCCGCCTTAGTTAAATAACTTGCTCGGTCTAATAATGTAGCAAACTTCTTTAAATGTTCCTCGGGAACATGCTCCAACTCACTAACCATATTTTCTTATATATCGAAAATTTTTCAAGGACAATGAACCTATAATCAATACTAACAAAAAGGGGGGGTAAGTCAACGAACTTGACTTTCTGGTAATATGTTTTTGGATAATGTTGAATCGTGCGAAACAGTGTAAAGTATGCGTCGAAACCCACACTTTACACCCTCGGGGGGGCCGCAAAAGTTGGCACGGTTTTTGCCCAGCTAAAATTTGGGGGTACCTTGGCAAACTAGTTGCCTAGCTAATAGTTGCCTAGGCAACTAAATAGGCACAAAAAAAGGGGGGGCAATTTTGCCCCCCCAAAAAACCCTTAGGCTTTTTTGGTGTATGGTTTAACTACTAACTGCACCTGTGGTGTACCCCATGTTAAGCTATTGCGGCTAAAACCACCATTAAGCAAGGCCAATAAAACTATTGGCTTGGTTGCGCTTTGGCCACCGCTAGGTATACCCAACGCCCCCTTGCTTTTACAAGCGTTTAACCATTGGCCTAAAGTAAGCTGGGGGTTAAACGCATGCCATAGCATTGTTTGCCTAACACCATGCTGTTTAGCGTTAAAACCGCCCAGCGTTTTGCATGGGGCTTTACCGCCTTTACCCATTGTAAAACTAGCAAAGCTAGTGCCGTTATAGGGCTGTATAACAACATTGTTAGGGTTACCCCCCGCCTTGGTAGCAATAAAGTTAAGTACGGCTTGGTAGTTAAACGCGCCAGTACTGGTTAGTAATGGCCCCATTAAAACCGCGCCCGTGCTAATGCCAAGTTTGGTTGCTGTGTTAGTAGCCTTTGCTACTTGGTTGCTTGCTTTTACCATTTTTTAAACCCTTTTTAATGGTGGGGCGCTAACCCCGTTGTGCCGTTGTTGGCATGGTTATTAATATAATATGCAATA